CGATGCCGATGGTGATGCTGGCGAACTCGTCCGACTCCCAGCCGGTGCGGTCCACCGCCTTGATCATCACGCACCAGCGCCCGTAGTCGAAGAGGTTGGTCTCGAACCAGCGCTGGTCCCCAGGGATGCCATCCGAAAACAACGCCATCGAGCGGTCCCAGTTCGGGGTCGTCCCTTGGCGGTAGCGGACATTGAAGACCGCAATATCTGTCACCTCACGCAGAGGCCAGCGATCAGGGAACGGCGGTGGATCTGGCATCGTCCAGCTGAACCGCTTCTGGCCCACACGGCTCTGGCTGCCGCCTTCGTAGACCATGCGGAAATTCTCAGGCGTTGGCGGCCGCAGCTCAGCAACGTCAACACGGTCAAACGCAAAGGTTTGACCAATCAACCCAGGAATCGCTGTAGTCAGCTGGAAGCGTGCCTCCCAACTTTGAAGGGAGTGGAAGGCGACCGCGTAGTAGTCCCCGAATTTGGAATCGGCGATCTGATACCAGCCATCTGCATCAGGGGGATTTAGGCCCTGAGCCTCAACATCAGTCAGTTCTCGCTCAGGCCTTGCCCAAAGGCGGATCCCGTTGACGTAAGGGGGGACAGGGACATGAACCTGCCAGGTGAATAGCTGCGAGCCAGAGCTCTGATTGAGGTGAGTGAGGGTTGCGTTGTCGTTCCCTTCCCCGTCATCACCGTCCAGGTCCGGCATTGGGAACCAGGTCGTGATCTCATCGGCTTCACGGACCTCAGTCCATTCGCTCTCCACCCCAAGGCGGCTCACTGAGAGAGCACGCACACGGAAGCGGTCCGTGGCGACGAACTGATTGATCGGGATCTGCTCGCGGTTATCGACTTGGCGCTCTACCTCGCGCCAAACGTCATCCCAGACGATCGTTCCGTCGTCCTGTTCGCTTCCGGCCTGGTACTGGACCCGGTACTCCCGGATCGTCAGGTCGAAGCCATTTAGAACAGTGTTGGTGTCAGGTGGGACCCAAGCCAGATCAAGCTTGGCCTGGTTGTTATCCCAGATGACCTGAGCGGTCTCCCAGGTTGGGGGCTGTGGACTCTGGGGGCGGAAGAGCCAGTCCTCGTTCTCGTTAAGTGGGGTGCCGTTGTCGACAGCGTCGTAGAGGTCCTCCCGATACCGGAGCGCCGTGAAGGCATAGATCCCGTCCTCCTGTTCCTCCGCCGTGAGGATTCGGAAAAGCTGGGCAGTGCGATCAGGGCTCTCGATCAGCCAGGGGAAAGTGACAACAGGAGCCGCGACATCAGCTGCAGCAACAAGGGTCACCTGATTCCCAGCGAGTCGTGAGATCTGCCTCGTTTGCAGGACCGGCTCCCCGTCCTCATCGACCACCATGTAGCTGAATGTCGCCCCAGCCCAGCCGTCAGGAGGGATTGTGGGCGAGTCATCCAGGGTGATGACATTGCCACTCACTGCCTGGATACGTCCGCCATATCGCCGCGCTGCCTTGGTGGGGTCCGCAATCGCGACCAGATCTCCAGGCCGCACAGCAGAACCGATCTCGTTCGTGCGGAACGTCACCGTGTCAGTCAGCTCGCGCTCTGAGATCAGTGCCCAGTTCGCAGCTCGAAGCGCCTGCCCCCTGCTCGTGACGCCCATGAGGCGCAGGTCCATCGCCTTGTAGCCGAAGCGAGCAATCCCCTCCTCGTCTGCGATGTACTCAACTCTGGGCTGAAAGTTGTTCTCCGGATCATCCCAACTCGCCAAAACCGCCGTGTGGCGTGCCCGCTGTGCGCTGCCGCTATAGGTGAAGTTCCCTTGGCTGACCTTCCCCGACTCATCGAACTCCTCGATCGTGTTCGACTCGTTGAAGGTGAAGACCGGCGTCTTGGGACGGTCCTGGATCGAAACGATGGTCCCGGCTGAGTAGTACAGCAGGCCACGGAAGATCGAGCTCAGCTGCTGCAGAACCGTCCAGGCTTCCTCTGCGGTCTGCAGGATGAGGTTGCAAGTGAACCGTGGCTCAGTGCCACCACCAGAAGCCGGAACAAGCTCGTCGCAATATCTGGCGATGGTCATCAGTGTCCATCGATCCACCTGGTCGGCGTTGATGTAGGTCCCAAGCCCATACCTGTTCTGGACGATGAGGTCCCTGAGCACCCAGGCTGGGTTGTTGCTGTAAGCAACCTGGAAGGTCCCATCCCAGTCGCCGTCATAAGTCCTAGCGACGGGGTCATAGTTCGAGGGGACCTCGATGCGCATACCGCGCAGATCAACACTGACTTTTGGCAGCTGGCTGTAGCGATCTGCCCGGATCCCTAGGCTCAGAATCGAGCTATGGGGATAGATCAGCTTCTGATCAAGGCTGAGGACAACAGTGCTGAAGTTGAAAGCACTGGAGACTCTCGTCTCGTTGGCATTCCGATCGAAGTCGTCTGCCGTGTTCCGAATGACTCGGATCGTCCATGGCCCCTGACCTTCTAACGGAAACTCAAACTCGCGTTGGAATGAACCACTGAACTTGCCCGTGATCTGGTCATCAAAGACCTCGCGAACGACAGAGAGGTTGTCCTCGTACTCGATCCTGAAATCAACCCGCGTCGCGAAGGTGCCGGGGTTGTCGCCGCCACTTCGATTCAGGACTAAAGCCTGCCAGGTCAGGATTACGCGGGCATACCAAGTGGCATCTGGGTCCTGAACGTTGACCTGCTGTGCGACAGGAAAGTTGAAACGGACCTGGGTATCGACACTGGTGACCTGACTCACCCGATTAAATCCGGGGACTCCCGTCTGCTCCGGGCTTGGGCGGCCCCAGCTGAAGACCAGGTCACTGGGTTGAGGGACCGGGTCGTTGTCGCCTACGCGGATCGGCGTGTCATCCAAAAAGACTGACCGCTCAAGGCCCTCGACTGTGTTCCCACCAACGGGCCCCTCAACATCTCCCTCGCAGAGAAGGAACTGGATCTGGGCAAAACTCGTCGACCTCAACCCAGGGTCATCTGGGGTGTAGGTCGGCTGTTTGACAGGAGCTTCAACAGTGACGTTTTGCTGGACAACGGTGGTCTGGTTGCCACCACCACCGCCGCCGCCGCCGCCGCCAGCACCGTGGATCCGCTTGAGCTTGTCCATCAGGTCAGCTCCTCCTGGTTGACGTAGCCGAGCAGTCCCGCAGTTCCTGCGACATCGATGTCCCTGGAGTCCGGGAGGTTCCTCAGGTCAAAGCTGATCACCCGTGGGCTGCTGACCCGGCGCTGCCCGTACAAAAGAGGGACGCACTCACCCTGACCGCCCGTGCCTTGGTTGCGAGAGAAGAGGTTGGATTCCAGGTCCGCAGACCTGGTCGCAGCTGTCCCTGAGGATCTGCTACTTGGCCCGCCAGATGCTTTGGGGCCGCTGAGCTGCGGCGTTGGTGTAACCAGGTCAGCGATACCGCCCAGGACCAACGCACCGCCGATCAGGCCGACGCTAAGCATGGAGCTCAAGCCAAAGACCGCCGCCGGGACAAAGATCGCAACAGCGATTAGCAATACCCCGAGGATGATCTTGCCGAAGCCGCCAGCACCCTGAACAACTGGGGCGAGGATGATCTCATCACAGCCGGTCTCGAGGGTGAGTTCTTCCTCTGAAACCCCCATAGGCCGATCAGTCACTACGCGCCAGGCGACACCTCGCTCGTGCTGCTCCAGGACCCAGGCTTGAAACTCTGGGCGTAGTGCAATCAATGCACGAATTGCCTCTGCTGGGGACTTCACCGCCAGCCGAAACTGTCGGCCAAACTTCCTGCCTGCTGCTCCTAATAGTCGGACGGTCTTTACCTGTTCCATAGGGGTGCAGGCCTTAGAACCAGTCTAGTTTTCCTTTTCCACCAGCTCCCGTAGACATCAATCCGGCTAGGTCTCTCGGATGGGTGATGTAGGAAGGTTCGATCAGAGACGAACACCCCGACGTGGTCAGTGTGGCCTGGGTGATCACCGAGATTCATCAGAAGAATGTCCCCTTCGGAGTAGACCCCATTCGTGACTTCCTTGCCCACGCCTGCTGCCTGCAAGTCGAAAGGGTTGAAGTCCGGGGTGTTCCATTCGCCATACCTTCCGCGAGGCCATGCAGGAAGCTGAACCCCTAGCTCCTCGAGCTTGTCGGTGATCAGGCTGTAGCAGTCATAGATCCCGTAGCAGAACGGACGGCCCACGAAAGGCGCTGTCGATGTTGGATCACACTGGTGGAACTTGTCGGTCCTGAGGCAATAGACCGCCCACGGCAACGTGTCAGTCGCCATCACCTGCTGATCGAGCGGACTGAAGGCATCCAACTCCAGGTGCGTGTGCCACACACCCTTGATTCCTTTTGCCTCCCACTTGCAATACTCGAACGGGCAGATCTCGAACTGATTCGTAGTGTCGGCTGCAACGTTGACGCATTGCACAACAGAACCGCTCTCCATCACAAAGCCACAGAGCTCTTCACCAGGGTTCTGTGCTGCGTAGCCACGGATCTCCCGTTGCTGCGTCAGGGTCAGCCAGTTCATCAGTTCAGGTTCAGGCCAGGAAAAGCCCCGAAGGGGAGGTCGTTGTTGCCAAAGCGAAGGCGACAGCTCTGCAGGCGCTTCCCGCAGACGTCATCCGCCAGATCAGTCACGGGCTCGTCCTCGGCGTTTGCAATAGCCCCACCGGTAAAACCGCACCCATCGCCCCGATAGATCCACGGGCAGGTGTACCGCAGCGCCTTACGCCTAGGGAGGGTTACGCCATCAAGGTCGAAAGCTGTGCTCAGTTTGAAGGTGACCAGCAGCTTGCCCTCGCTCTCCTTCTGCTGGATGAACCACATCTCATCTGGCCAGTGGGCGCTGCCATCGGGATTGGTCCCTCCGTCCAGGTGACGGGCCAGCACCCTCCGGCGAGTCAACCTGGCCCCGATCAGGTCGTTCCACTCGTTGACCAGACCGGTGAACTCGAGGCCGATGTTGCTGATCGTCAGGCTGGGGCTAGGTGGCACCCCATCGGTTTGGAGGTTGAAGCCTCCCGCCTTGTATGGAATAGCGGTGTAGACCTGGCTCGCGTACGCAACGGGCTGACCGTCAGCGACGACCCAGTTGCAGAAGCGAACGAAGCGATCATTCCCCGTGGCCCCCAATGGCGTGAGATCGAGGATCCACAGATCGATGATCGCGTCACCCTGCAGACCTTGAAGGTCAGCGTTGTCGACAAAGGTCCGATCGTCTGCCATCAGTCGTACCAGCGCTTCAGGGTGAAAGCGATCTTGGCCAGGTCATCACTGGCATAAGTCCAAGACCACTGCGGGGGGTCTAGGACCCATTGCTTGGCGTCAGGCTCATTTGGCGGGGTCCACTCAAATGCCCGTGGCCCAAGAGCGATCAGCTCGTTCTCGAGTGCCAGGCAATCCTCCGCAGACATCAGCGGGGTGCTCACGCTCCACATCTCATTGACAGGGTTCACACCGTCCTGCCGCCGAGCGACATATCCGTCCCCGTACTGCTGCTGGAGGATGCGGAAGCTCGTCGTCTTCTGCGCCTCGACCGTGACGCAGAGATTGTCGAGTGTGATCTGACCTGTGCAACGGACTGGCATGGGTTACCTCGAAAGAACACCACCGGGACGACGTTCACGGTTCAGAACGCCCATCACACTCGCCTCGACCATTCGGCCCAACTTGGTGGCGCGTGTGGCATCAGTCTGGGAACTTCCGTCGCCGTTGATCGTCACGTTGACGACGCTGTTGACGCCCCCGCCTCCAAGC